CCCTATTTTAATATTTTTTATATAAAAATATAAAAAATATTATAGTTATAGTAATAAAAATAATTAAAAAACAAAAGTTAACATTTGGTTAACATCTGAGTTAACAGGTTAACATTTAATATATTATAAATTATATTTCTATATGATGAAAATACTAAAATATGATAAAAATAATAATGTAAAACAAAAAATAAAAAGTAGAAAGAAAAAAAAATAAAAAATAAAAAAATAGATAATAAAGTTATATATTTTATACATTTTAAAATAGGTAACCCCCCCCCTCAACAATTTTAGCTTAACAATTTGAAAAATTGCGTTTTAGGTCATAAAATCATCAGAGACACTAACACTTTCATTACTATTCACCGTCATTTAACAATTTGTTTTTTTTAGCTTAACAATTTGAAAGACACAGTAATCCCTATTTTAATATTTTTTATATAAAAATATAAAAAATATTATAGTTATAGTAATAAAAATAATTAAAAAACAAAAGTTAACATTTGGTTAACATCTGAGTTAACAGGTTAACATTTAAAAATAATGGTATAATATATATATATTATATGAAAATTAATTATGAATATATGTAAATATTGTAAGAAAAATTTTTGTTCAAAACAAAGATTAAAATCACATATAGAAAATAAAGTATGTAGAAAATATCATTGTGATAAATGTAATTTATATTTCAGGACAAAAAATAAATATGAGAAACATTGTTCTATGAATTGTCAAAAAGAATATAAATGTTTTCATTGTAATTTTACTACAAAATACAAATCAAGTTTTTCTAGACATATGAATAAAACGTGTAAAGTGATTAATGAAGATAATATTATACCATATGATAGAAATGAAATAAAAAATAAAACAAATCAATCAATTAATCAATACATAGATAATCAATATGTAGATAATCGTGTAGATAATAGTGTAAATAATAATACATTCAATATTCATATAAATAATTTTTGTAATGAAAATTCAGATTATATTAAAGGTGAAGCACTAAAAAAATTATTAGAGATAATGCATCCATATGATTTAATAATAGAATTCATAAAATGTCTAAATTTCAATGATAGTCATCCAGAAAATCACACAATGGAAATGGTAAATGTCAAAAAGAAGAAGATTGCTATCATCAATAATGGTGTAAAAGAGATTATGGATAGAGATAAAGCATATCAAATGAAAATATTAAACGCTGATAATATTATAACAGACAAAATAAGTGATGGTAAAAAAATAGATTATCAATATAATACAAGTGCTCATTTCTTGAAAAGGGACATGAATCGGTTTGATAAGGAATATGGCAATCGCAAATATACAAATTACACAGATATTCGCACAAAATTAGATAGTATTCTAGAATCACATAAACGTTTTGGTAAAATTAATCAGCATCCAGAATTATCTAATCACGAAACTAATAGTGAAACCAAAAATGATATTGACTAATACAATATAAATATATAACTATATTTAATATTATAACTCAACACAGTCTATCAACTCATTCTGTTATCTATCTAATTCAATCATAATATGATACAATGCCAAATAAAAAAATAAAATTAAAGATTCTCCCATCAAAGTTCCTTAATTTTAGAGGTTATGTTCTATTAAAAAATCAACATCCCCCAGAAGAGCTCGAAAAGTTGAGAAAAGAATTAACAGTTAAACCCCACACACCATCAGATTATGGACTTCCACCAAAACCATTTCCTATTTATATGGAATCTGAAACTAAATTCTACATTCCAGAGATGTATGGTATAAAAAAATATGGTCTTCCATCATTAGATAAAACATATAATGGTAAAATAATAGACCTCAAATTTAATGGTCAGCTCCGTGACAATCAAGTAGAGCCCGTAAATGAATGTATCAAATCACTCAATGACCCCAAGAAACGTGGTGGACTGCTTTGTTTAGGTTGTTCACAAGGTAAAACAGTGTGTTTACTATATATAATCGCACATATTAAGCGTCTTCCATTAATTATTGTGAATAAAGAGTTTTTAGTTAATCAGTGGAAAGAGAGAATAGAGCAGTTTTTACCAGAAGCAAGAATAGGGATGATACAAGGACAACGAGTAGAGACAAAAAACAAAGATATAGTTATTGGAATGCTTCAAAGTCTATCAATGAAGGATTATGACCCTAAAATATTTAAAAAGTTTGGTATGGTGATATATGATGAGTGTCATCAAGTCCCTTGTCGTGTATTTTCACGTGTTTTAAAGAAGATTAATTGTAAAAGACATATTGGATTATCAGCAACCCCAAATCGCACAGATGGAATGATAAAGGTGTTTAAATGGTATATTGGTGATATTATTTATAAACGTGCTGATAAACCTAATTCAGATAAGGTGATTGTAAAGCGTTACGTATATGATTGTGATGATGAGAAATACTGTAAAGAGATAGTAAATTATAGAGATAAACCTCAAATGTCAACAATGATTAATAATATAGCGTATTATGAGCCATTAAATATAATATTGGCAAAGAAGTGTATTGAAATAGCACAAGAATCACCAGACAGAAAGCTACTATTTTTGAGTGATAGATTAAAGCAACTTAGAATGGTTGATGAATTGATAAAATCTATATCCGCACCAACATCAACATCTATACCCATCACAACAGCATTTTATATTGGTGGTATGAAACAGAAAGAGTTAAAGAAGTCAGAATCAGCACAAATCATATTTGGGACATACGCAATGGCATCAACTGGTCTTGATATACCGGGTTTAAATGCTGAAATACTAGCAACACCGAAGAGTAATATAATTCAGTCAGTTGGTCGTATAATTAGAAAAAAACACGAGACATTATCACCAATCGTAATTGATGTAGTTCATACATTTTCAGTATTTGAGAATCAAGCTAGAAAAAGATTAAAATTTTACATATCAAAAAAGTATGATATATATACATACGAAATCAATCAATCTGGGGACATTCTCAAAGAATCAACTAATTTAGAGGAAGATAGACAAGAAAAAAAACGTCAAAAGAAAGAAGAGCGAAAGAAACAAAAAAAACAAAAACAAAAATCAATTCAAGAGTGTTTATTTACACTATAAAAATGATAATTAAATAAATTAATAAATTATTATTCCATATATCTGGGATAATAACTTATTAATTTATTTAATTATCAATATATGAATACTATACTTATAGTAATTTCAATATTTTTATTATTCCTTTTATGGGTGTTGTCAATTTTGGTATATATAAATTATATTAAAATGACATCACCTACTGAAGAAAATAATGATGATTTAGATATTGAATCACAAACAGAAACATATCAAATAAATAATGAATAAATCAATAAACAGATTTATTTTTTCAATATTTTATAATAATTCAATTACGCATAACTATTTTTACTGTAAAAGTGATTTAATAGATTAATTATACTTAAAAAAATTATACTTTTTATCAACAATTATTGTATTCAAATAAATAGAAAATATAATAAAAATGAACTTACAACAATCATCACTAGTAATCGACATTCTTAATACCATATTTTTTGTAATGTCAGTCTTATTGGTATTATACTATCGCTATAATGGCTTATTTGATAGTAATGATGAGAATAAAACCGATGATATGAAGTCATTAACGGCTAATATTGGAACAGTATTAGCAATAATTTATTTGACTTTCATACCATCATTAGTGTATATGAATGATGATAATTTAATTTTTTGTGTATTTATGTTTATATTATTTTTACTACCATTAATATTTTCATATAAGGTGTATAATAATTTTAAAAACAAAATAAATCAAAAACCATTGTCATCACAAGAAAACACAAAACACAATTCAAAAGAAAATTGTTGATAAAGATAATATTGTTGATATTTTATATACTGGTGATAAGAATAATCCACCTATATATGAATATAGTAGCGACAATATATAAATATATATAATTATAAAATGTCTGAAAAAAATAAATATAGAGATGATTATTTTGCATATGAAATTTTATTAATGAAAGATAGAATAAACCAACTTGAATGTGAAGTTAAAGAATTAAAACAACATTTATATATAATACAACAAAAACCATCACATTCGCAACCACTGCAACAACAACCACAACTACTACAGCCAGTGCTTCAAACTAAAACTATTCAGTTATTTAGAGAAGTAAAAAAAGAAGATATTATAATGGGTGAAAATCTTACAAAAGAATATGTGATGAAACAATTAGAACAAACAAATCCACGAACAGATTTTAATTTCATAAAAAATATATATTTTAAAGATAAACCATATGGTGAATATCCGATACGATATTTAAATCCAAAACAGATGGAATATTGGTGTAATAATGCATGGATTATAGACAATAATAAGGGAAATAAAATAATAAATATATTAGTGAGTAATATTAAAGCATCGTATAAGAAGGTTAATATATTTGAAAATTATAAAGACACAAATGATACATTTATTGATAATCAATCATATATACACGAAATGAGCAAATATAAATATAAACAGACAATACTTAAAATGTTAAAAGAACATTTACAAACATTATTAATTTAATAAAAATATAAAAAAAATAATAATTGCCTACGCAATTATTATTTTTTTTATATTTTTATTAAATATAGAATACAAAAACTTAACATAAAACTTAACATAAAACAAAATGTCAAAAAAGCCTTGTTCAATATCATTTAAACCAGCTGGTAAAAATAAACCTTGCACAACGGTTATTAATGGTGGATTAAAAGTTAAAAAGAATATAGTAGCACAATGCGATCTTACAGTTAAGAAATGTCTTAATGTTAAAAATATTGTTTATAGTAATACAGAAACAATAACAGAAAGTGGTCAAACTGTTTCTGGAGTTAAATCACTCTCTTGGATTAATACAAATGGCACAGGAGTATTAAGTGATAATACAAAAGATGGCTTTTATAAGAAAGTTGTTAAGATATCAGAAGGGAATGATACTGAAGGTTGGACATCTGTTGGTAATACTGGCGATATAGATGATACAGTTCATTCAATATGTTGTAATAATCAAAATGATGAATTATATATATTAACAGATAGTAAAGATATTGCTGGTATTACTGGTTTAGATAATGTTGCAAAATGGACTGGTTCAGGATGGACATCACTTGGAGCAACTGGTCAAATATTGTGGGATGCAAATCCACCAGGAGAACAAGATTTATGTTGTGATAATGAAGGTAATATTTATTTATCTGGACGTCAGGTTTTTGATGTTGGTTTTGGTAGTACATATTTAGCAAAATGGAATGAAACAGATGGATGGACAACTGTAGGAGATAATAGCCCAAATGATGGTGTATATAGTATATGCTGTAATAGTAATGATGGAAATTTATATATTGGTGGAGAATTCTTCGCAAAATATAATGATACAGATGGTTGGTCATCTGTTGGTGGATTAACTTCTCTTGGTGACGATGTTGTTCATAAAGTCTGTTGTGATAGTAAAGATGGAAGTATATATATTGGTGGTGATTTTTCAAATCTTACAACTGAAGGATTAAATAAACTAGGAAAATATAATGATACAGATGGTTGGACATCTGTCGGACAAACAAGTGATATTAATGGTAGAGTTTATGACATATGCTGTGATAGTGAAAATGGTGATATTTATATTGCTGGTGAATTTGATACTGTTGCTGGTATTACCGGCTTAGATATAGTTGCTAAATGGGATGCTAAATCACAAAGTTGGACATCAATTAGTGGAAATACTGGTGATTTTGATGGTAGTGTTATTGCATATAGTATATGTTGTAAAAATGGTGAAATATACGTTGGTGGTATTTTAAGTGATGTTGGAGGTCTTGGTATAGATAATTTAGCAAAATGGACAGGATCAAGTTGGACATCAGTTGGTGGTCCATCAGATATTAATTTAACAGTAGAAGATATTTGTTGTGATACAAAAAATGGTGAAATATATGTAGGTGGTTCATTTAATACTGTTGCTGGTATTCCTGGGTTGAGTTTTTTAGCAAGATTTGACCAAATCCAAAATTACACTCTTACCTATAATACAACAGAAACACTTACTTTAACTAATGTTGGTGAAAATGCTTGTTTTATTTACAATGAAACACTTGGTGAATGGGTTAAAATATAATTTAATTAAAATATTAAAAAAATAATAATTGTGTAGGCAATTATTATTTTTTTAATATTTTTATTAAATATAGAATACAATAAACTTAACATAAAACTTAACATAAAACAAAATGTCAAAAAAGCCTTGTTCAATCTCATTTAAACCAGCTGGTAAAAATAAACCTTGCACAACAGTTATTAATGGTGGATTAAAAGTTAAAAAGAATATAGATGCACAATGCGACCTTACAGTTAAGAAATGTCTTAATGTTAAAAATATTGTTTATAGTAATACAGAAACAATAACAGAAAGTGGTCAAACTGTTTCTGGAGTTAAATCACTCTCTTGGATTAATACAAATGGTCAAGGGGAATTGAGTGATAATACAAAAGATGGTTTTTATAAGAAAGTAATTAAGATATCAGAAGGTAGTACAACAGAAGGTTGGACATCTGTTGGTAATACTGGCGATATCAATAATATTGTTTATACATTAGCATTTGATCAAAAGAATGAAGGTCCATATGTTGGTGGTACTATAAATAATGTTGCTAGTCTTGGAATTTTTTATTTAGCAAAATGGACAGGTAGTAGTTGGACATCAGTTGGTAATGGTAATGATATTAATCAGTTAGTTGCTACAATAGCATTTGACCAAAAGAATGAAGGCCCATATGTTGGTGGTAATTTTACTGATGTTGCTGGTATTACTGGATTAGATTATTTAGCAAAATGGACAGGCACTAGTTGGACATCTGTTGGTAATACTGGTGATTTTAATGCAGTTGTTAATACAATTGCATTTGACCAAAATGGTGATGGTCCATATGTTGGTGGTAATTTTATTGATGTTGCTGGTATTACTGGATTAGATTATTTAGCAAAATGGACAGGCACTAGTTGGACATCTGTTGGTAATACTGGTGATTTTAATGCATTTGTTAATACAATTGCATTTGACCAAAATGGTGATGGTCCATATCTTGGTGGTATTTTTACTAATGTTGCTAATCTTGGAATAAAGAATTTAGCAAAATGGACAGGATCTAGTTGGACATCAGTTGGTAATACCGGTGATATCAATAATATTGTTTATACAATAGAATTTGATCAAAAGAATGAAGGTCCATATGTTGGTGGTCAATTTACTAATGTTGCTAATCTTGGAATAAATTATTTAGCAAAATGGACAGGATCTAGTTGGACATCTGTTGGTAATATTGGTGATATTAATAATCCTGTTTTAACAATAGCATTTGACCAAAAGAATGAAGGCCCATATGTTGGTGGTAATTTTACTGATGTTGCTGGTATTACTGGATTAGATAATTTAGCAAAATGGACAGGTAGTAGTTGGACATCTGTTGGTAATACTGGTGATTTTAGTAGTCCTGTTCAAACAATAGTATTTGATAAAATTGGTGATGGTCCATATGTTGGTGGTTTTTTTACTGATGTCGCAGGTATTCCTGGGTTGGATGGATTAGCAAGATTTGACCAAGCTCAAAATTACACTCTTACCTATAACACAACAGAAACACTTACTTTAACTAATGTTGGTGAAAATGCTTGTTTTATTTACAATGAAACACTTGGTGAATGGGTTAAAATATAATTTAATTAAAATATTA